AGACCTGATATGGGAATACCTGAAAATGGTAGCTGCCTCTGTTGGCATCCCTGCAACTCGGTTCTTATCAGCTTCTCCTGATGGTATGAATGCTACTGGTGAATCTGATTTGATTAACTATGTTGAATTCTTACAAGGCCTCCAAAAGGATGTCTTTGTTCCTCGTCTACAAGTAGCTGACAGATTATTAGCAGCTCACTTTAGTTTAAGTGAAGAAGAATTTAAGTATACCTGGAATTGTATCTTCCCTGAATCTGCAAGCCAAAAGCAAACACGATTCAAGGATACTTCTGAGTACCTTAAGAACTTAACTGAATCTGGTATTGTCTCTCGTGAGTCAGCCCTAGATAAAGCTAAGGAAGAAGGCTTAGTTAACAAGGATGCTACGATAGGAACCGACCCTAAAAAAACCCCAATAGGAGCTAAAGATGCCAAATAAGTTAATAGGCGTTAACCTAACGGACCGCATTAAAGTGCCAACACAGAGAAAGTTTACAGACTCTGGACAGATGATTGTACCATGTGCATTCGCTCGTTCAGGTTCTCAAATTTATTCTGCCGGTGCCTTGGGCCTAACTGATGTTAAGCCTGATACACCTATCACTGTACTGCGAGATGAAGCTGATGTGTTCGATGAAGATTCAGTAGCTTCCTTCCGTTCTGTGCCGGTTACAATCGGCCACCCAAAGAAAGACGGCAAGAACATTAGTGTAACAGCTGATAACGCTGCCGAGTTGCAAGTAGGTGTACTGGAAGGTCTACCTGTTCGTGATGAAAATAAACTAGCTGGTGATTTAGTTATTGCTCGACAAGATGCTATCGACAAAATTGAAGATGGTACACAAGAGCTTAGTGCTGGATATACCTGTGACGTAGAAATGGTAACTGGTGATGATGGTGAAACATCATACTACCAGCGAAACATTCGTGCAAACCACATTGCTATCGTCGATAAAGGTCGTGCTGGTTCTTCTGTTCGTATTGCTGATGAAGACCCCACTGATACTGTTGATGAACCTGTAGTTGATGAAGATAAGTCTGTATGTAAAGATATTACTCCTGAACCTGTTGTCGAAGATGAGCCAGTGGCTGTCAAAGATGAAGCAGACCCAGGTGCTGATGTTGACATAATTGTTGCGAAAGACCTTAAGGTTGGCGACGAAGGTTATGAAGTTTACACAGCTTTGATACTGCTTAACGATGAAGTTAAAGCTGTCAATGACTACACAGATGCTCTATCGTACTGTGAAGACGATGCTCTCAAGTCTGTACTTAAGTACATCCTGGCTGAAGAGCAAGACCACTGTGTTAAGTTGCTTGGCTGGTTAGCTTCACAGAACGAAACGTACACAATGGATGAGGCTGAAGTTGCCTTGACCGACAAAGCTAAAGTAATGGTAGACGCTCTTGAGTCTATCGTTGCCAAAGACGTAGTAGTATCTGACGAGCTTGAAGAAGCTACAAAGACTATTGCGAAATTAACTGATGAACTAGATGCTGGCGTTGACGCTCGTGTTGAAGTCATCATGGTTGCTAAAGACTTTACGGACTTGGAAGACTTCTCTGGAAAGAGTTGTGATGAAATTCGTAAATTAGTAGTTGCCGATGTCATGCCTAAGCTAAGCCTTGAAGGTAAAGATGAAGCATACGTAAACGCTCGATTTGATATTATTGTCGAAGACTCTGTATCAGGCGAGACTTCTATGAGTAAAGTCCTACGTAAGTCTAACGTGCAAGTAGTTGATACTGTACCGGTTGACCGAGTAGCTGAAGCTCGTCAAAAAATGATTGACCGTCAAAAGTCTTAATCTCAATTTAACATAAGGAATAAATAATGCCTATTCAAGATTTTAATATCTACACAAACAATGGCTATGCTGGTGACTTGGTTGACAGTGGCCCTCGCGTAATCCAATCTGGTGTACTAACTTCAGCTACTGCTGGTTTCGGTAAAGGTATGAAACGTGATGCATCTGTAGACCGAGGCTGTGCTCTTGGTGCTGTTGCTAACGTATACGCTATCTCACAACGTGAGTACAACCATGAAGCTGCTAACCGCCCTTCTGATGGCACTACCAACTATGTTGAAACTGAATCGGTATCTTTGATTCGTCAAGGTTACTTATACGTTAAACTAACTGGTGCTACTGCTATTGCAATTGGCGAAGTTCTTCACGTTGATACAGTAACTGGCGAGTTCACTAAAGTTGCTGTTGCCGGTGACGTAGTTGCTTGTACTAACGTAGTTGCTGACGAAGCTGGTATATCTGGTGACGTTATCAAAGTTCGTATCGACATCCAGAACGCTTAAGCAATAAGCTAAGTTAATCTGCTGGGTCTCCTTGTGAGGCCTGGCTCTTCTAAGAAATAAAGGAAATTATAATGTCTAAAACTTTATCCAATGTAGCATTACATGATGAGCACAACCAGCCTACTGGTGAGTTCGGTGATGTAGTTCTTAACGATGCAATTGAAATGTTGGTTGCTCAAGGTGTTCTAGTCGGTGACGACGAAGGCCTGTTCTTCCAACGTCAGCTTGAATACATTCAGGCTCAAAGCTATGACGTACTTTACCCTGAGCTGATGGCTCGTGAAGTATTTACACTAAACACTGAAGGTGGTGAAGGTATTAACCAAATCACTTACCGTTCTTACGACAAACGTGGCGAGACAGCTATCATAGCTGGTAAAGCCACTGACCTGCCTCGTGGCGATATTGATGGTAAAGAATACACCATCGACGTTCGTACTCTTGGTAATGCTTTCGGTTACTCTCGTCAGGAAATCGCAGCTGCTAAGCTGACTGGTATGCCTCTTGAGCAACGTAAAGCTGAAGCTACTCGTCGTTCATACGAAGAGAAGGTAAACGTACTTACTTGGTTCGGCAATGCTGAATCTAAAATCCAGGGCTTCTTCGGTGGACCTGCTGGCGACCCTTGGAGTACTGTTACTAAGAACCCAATCGTTGTTGGTGCTGGTGGTGATGAAGAGTGGAATCTGAAGACTCCTGATGAAGTCATCTTCGACCTGACCAATGCCTGTGCTAAGCTTTACTCAGACACTAAGAAGTTGTTCCGTCCGGACACTATCTTAATCTCTGTACTGAAGAAGCAGTACTTAATGAACACACCTCGTTCTATCCACAGTGATGTATCTATCATGGATTGGTTCCTGAAGAATAACATGTTTATTACTTCTAAAGAGCAATTCAAAGACATCAACGAACTGGCTGGTATCTATGATGCAGCTGGCGGTGCGTTCGACCCAACTGGTGAATCTGTTGAAGGTTTCACTGTTCTGGCTTCAGGTATGGATAACATGCGTATCCGTGAACCTTTCCCTTACGTTCACTTACCTGTTCAGTACAAAGGTCTGGAATTTGAAATCAACTGCTATGGCCGTTTCGCTGGTCTGGAAATGATTCGTCCTGCTGCTGTACAGCACTGGTACAACATCTAAGTCGTGGGAGCAAGGTCATGTTTGATTTTATCAAGCTGGCCTTTACTCGACCTCTTGAAGCAATTGTAATACTTCTATGTGTAGGGTACATGTACATGCATGTAGAAGTATTTGAGGTTAAGAAAGCCCAGGCGGTAGATGGACTACTACACTCACAACAAGTTGTTATTAATAACAAGGTTGTTGAAATGAGTGAAACTCTTATCAGAATTGATGAGAATGTTAAATTAATAAAGGAAGGTAGGCTCGGTCCTGCACTTCCTTAACGGAGAAAACTTATGAGAGTACGCAACAACGAAAACTTTAATACATCATGTAACACAGGTCGCAATGAAGTTGGTCAAGCACCACGCTTCCTAAACATCCCAGCTGGTGCCACCATTGAATTGGATGACGCTGAATGGAAACTGTTTGCGCCTAGTGCGAAGGGTATGCTAAGCAATGGTATTCTTGAAATTACTAAAGCCCCTGCTCTTTCTGAAGAAGAAGTAGAAGCTAAACGTGTAGCCGGTATTGCAGCAGCTGAGAAGCTGTTAGCTGACAACCAGGCTGCTGAGAAAGCTAAGGCAGAAGCTGCTAAGAAAGCAGCAACTAAATAGTAAGGTAACTAATCATGGCAGATGTAGCAAGTTTTCATCTCAGGTTTCCTGAGTTCTGTGAAGTAGATGACAAAAGAGTTCAGTTATTTCTGGATGATGCTGCTCTGCTCATGGATAGTCCCAACAAGTGGTTAGACTTTTACGATGTAGCCCACACATACTTCACAGCTCATTTAATTACTGTTTCTATGTCTTCCGAGACTGGAGATACTGGTGCACTTGCACCTATACGTAAACAGGAAGTTGATGATGTGATGATAGAACAGGCAGTAGCTGATGTACATCCTAACATGGATGAGCTACTTACTACTATATATGGTAAGCGTTACTGGAGCTATCGTAGAATTGTAACTGTAGGAATCTTTGCCGTATAGGAGGTAGCTTATGGCTATGCAAATGCAGAGGGCTTTCAATGCAAAGTTCTTAGTTAAGCTGACCCGCTATCGCGTAGGGCCAGGTTCTTATGATACTGACAATAACTGGATAGAAGGAACAGTTACAACCTCAATCATATTTGGTCGAGTAGTAGCTGGTAATAAATTCTCTCAGTTCGAGGAAGGTATCGCAAGAATTGTCGAAGACGGTGGAACAAGGTTCGCTGACTATAGAGGTATGTATGTCACAAACAAATTCTCTATAGAACCTGAAGACAAGATAGGATACAAAGGCAAGTACTTTACTGTACTGCAAGAGTCTGATGAAAGCCCCTTCGGTTTTCACTCATACATCCTTGAGAAATCGGAGAACTGGAAACCATGAGACAAGACGTAAAAGCTATACAAGTGTTTATCGACCAGATGGTTGGTATTCCACAATTTTCATATCCAGCTAGACAAAACAATGCACCCAAACCAGCTGATGTGTTTGCTCATATAAGACTTTTGGAAGAGTACCAAATAGGTATCCCTAATCAAAGGATTAAAGAACAGACCAATGATACAACAACCTACATTACTTATAGTCCTGCAAGGTTACGTTTCAGAATTGGTGTAGTTGATACTGATGGTTTACCTTCTATGCAAATAATGCATGGGTGGACATCCGAAGCAATGAAAACACTTATGACAAGTACTGGCTATGGTTTCATAAGTTGTCATCCTTTATCTAATGAGGATGCAAAGCTGGAGAAAGAGTGGGAGATTCGTAATGGTTTCTCAGTCGAAATTTATGTGACACGAGTATTTGAAGAAGTGGTTGATAATATTACAGCCCTACAAGTAAGTGGTGTATTTATCACTGAAGGTCTGGATGAAATACTTCTACAATATGATATTAACAATTTATAATTAGGAACAATTATGGCGATTGAAATTACTGAATTCGCTGACGTTAGCATCTCAGTTTCTCCTGTTGGAGTCTCTGGTGGTAACTTCGGTATACTTGGTTTCCTTACTTTATCTTCTGACTTAGCAGATAACCCGATAGCTCCTGCTGAACGTGCTCGTGCTTATACAAGCCTTGCAAGTGTTGCCGGTGATTGGGATGCAGCTTCAGAGGTAATGAAGGCAGCTACAGCTTTCTATTCACAAACTCCTACACCAACCGACTTCGTTGTTCTTATGAGCTACGATACTGCACAACCTGCACAGTTAGTTGGCGGTGGACATGACCAGTTAACTGAGTTAGTTACTATTAACGGTTCTGGTTTACTTGAGATGACTATTGATACTGTTGCAGTATCTGATAATACTGTTGACTTATCTGCTGCAACCACTTTAGATGAAGTGGCTACAATCTTAACAGCTTCTGTACATGCAGATGTACCAGGCTCTATTGTCTCATATGGTGCTTACGGATTTACTGTTACATCACCTTCTACTGGTGTTACAAGTACTATCACTTTTGCTACTGGTGATGTTGCTGAAGCCGTTGGCTTTGCAGCTTATCAGGCTGCTGTAAGTGACGGTGTAGACGCTGAGACTCCTGTTGGTTCTCTAGCAGCTGTTGAAGTTGCTGGTATTGAGTATGTTGGTCTGGTTACACACAAGTCAATGCGTGATGTATTGGCCGGTGTTGCTGGTGTTACTACTCTTGAGATTGCTCAGTTCTGTGAAGCAGCTAAGAAAATCTTCTGCAACACTTCAAATGACCTGTCTACTTTAAACAGTGCTGTGTCTACTGACTCTGCATCTGTCCTGAAGAACGCAACATTACGTTTCAGTCTTACTACTTTCAGCAAGAACTACAACCAGTACCCATCTGCTTCTGTATTTGGTCGTGCTGCATCTGTTAACTTCTCAGCTATTGGTTCTACCATTACTTTGAATCTTAAACAGATGCCTGGAGTTTCTGCTGAAGACTTAACTCCTGCTGAGTTCGCTGTCCTTCGTGGCAAGAACGCTTCAGCTGTTGTACAGATTGGCCGGTCCGTAAATGCTTATACAGATTCACGTATGGCTTCTGGCTCTTGGCTAGATACTACTCATGGTCTTATGTGGCTTGAGAACCGCTGTGAAGTTGACCTGTTCAACCTACTGTACCAGTCAACTACAAAGATTCCATTCACACAAACAGGTATTAACATTACTGTCGCTACCCTTGACCGTTCACTACAGGCAGCTGTACGTAATGGTTTAGCCGGTCCAGGTTTCTTACCTGATGGCACGTACTTACCTGAAGGCTTTATTATTGAAGCTGTAGCTTTAGCTGATGTACCTTCTGGAGATAAAGGCAACCGTCTTTACGCTGGCCTATCTTTTAAAATGGTTGGTGCTGGTGCTTTGCATGAAGTAATCGTATCTGGTTCATTCTCAGAGTAACATAACTGGTCAGCCTTCGGGCTGGCCTTAGCGAGGAGCTAAATAATGTATCAATATAGTTTTGCAAATGTTGACCTTGTTTTGGAAATTCCAAATGCTGCTGGCGATTACACCAGTGCCAAGGTACAAGGTTTTGCTACAGGTGAGAACCTGATTAATGTAATGCGTAAAGCACCTATCGCTTCGACACAGTTCGGAGCTTATGGTGACATGGTAGTATCTATGCAACGTATTCGTGCCGGTGACTTAGTGTTCCCAGTACTTATGAATGCGCCTGAGAATAAACTTCTCCAGGATTATGCAAACTACTTCCAGGCCCAGGCTGATGCCGATGGTGCCTTAATCTTCCCTATACAGGCTAAACTTACCGATAACATGGGTAAGGATGAAGCAGTGATGACCAATGGTGTCATACTTGCAATGCCAGCTATGTCTCGTGGTCA